AGTGAGTTGTACAACTGTTCTAACAAATATTGGAGATTACGCAAAAATCGTTCAGCAAAAGCCGTATAAATGGGTAACTAAAATGACGGGATGGGAAGAGGACATCTCAGGTATTGGGGTTCTTCGCCGCGAGTTCAGATGGGGGACAACAAATCGGGTCCGTGCTTCGTGGATGGATTTGACTGTTGAAAATTTAACAGCAATTTGTAACTTAGACCCAAACTTAGATCTTTATGTTGATTTCCGATATACGCTGATTGGTGGTGGGCCGATTACAATCAATGACATAACATTATTGTTTGAGCAATCCGTAGATGCCGATGACCCTTATTATGGTTTCCGACCAATCTTAACCGTTGCGGAAAAAGGTTCGATAACAAATCTAACAAAACTTGAGAATTTTACCTTTCGACCTTATCAAGTAAACCCAGCGGTTGTTCTTTACAAAGACCTAAGCACATCCATCAACCGAATCTTTGGCCATGATACTATGTATGCCAGAGCAGTACCAATGGCAGTTGGAAAGGATGTAGTTTTACACGAGTGGACTTTATACGATGTGGATGAGCCGTGTACGATAAAAGTAATTGTTCCAAATAATGAGTTTCCAGATTCAAAAATAAACTTCAACCCGTTTGGATTAGATTTCGAAATGCCGTTTGAAGTTCACATTGATAAGAATTATTTTGAATCGGTTTTAGGAATTGGAATTGCACCACAGAAAAGAGACATAATTTACTTTCCTTTGACAAATCGAATTTATGAAATTGAAAGCTCATATCTATTTAGAGACTTTATGTATCAACCTGCATATTGGAAAGTTGCATTAAAAAAATATGCGCCCAAAGCAAACCGATACGAACCGCAGGAACTCAGAGGACAATTGGACGGAATCTCATGGGACAGTATCGAGCGCTTCGATGAAGAAGTTACAGTTGAAGAAGAAAAAATTACAAAGCCAGAGCAATATGACCCAAAAATTGGAAGTCGAAAATACGACCCAACTCGTTTAGAAATAAATGACAATTTAGTAATTACTGAATCTCGGCTTATGAATTGGAGTAATATTTTATCCGAAAGCCAGTATGACCTGCGGTCAATATTCAATCCTTTAGAAAATCAGATTGCTGTTAAATATCGAGCAAAGGTTGAGTTTTCAGAAAGCAATGAAAATGAATTAGGTGTCTGTGCTTGGTTTAAAGAATTAGGCCCAAAAGTCCAAACGCCAAAAGATTCAGTTAAAGGACAATTGGTACTCGGGACTGTAGGCACAACAACAACTCCACTGAGTTTTACAATTACTCCAAACCGAAACTATCAACCGGGTTCACTTTTAAAGATTACACGTTTTAATGGACTTTCAGTGTTTGGCAATTTTGTCTCAAAGACACCAATTGTTGGTGGTTTTATTATTACAATTGCAGTCCGAAATGAGATTATTCAATTTTTAAATACCTATTATCAAAACTGGGCATCTGGGTCTATAACAAGCGGTTATCAAGTAGAAGTAACTTACGAAACCATAATGATGGATGGCCTCAACCCAGATGATAATTCAGGTTGGAAGCTTTCACTTTATGCAAGCCGATATTTTAATTTTGTTAGTCAGACTGAGAATCTCCTATTTATATTACCAAACAATATTGTTGAGAACAATTGGTATGCTTACTACTTTAATGTTAATAATTGCTTTCAACAAATCTCATTAGATCTTTGGATTCGTAAATGGAACGAGTCATCAGCAACACCAGAACAGACAACTGATTTAGAGAATATATACTCAAAGGCGGTGATTGCTACAAATGTCAATCGAAGCGCAACAGGTGGATATCAGTATCGTTTGCCTGCAAGCAGCTTAGCTTATACAAACATTCGAGTTTTCTCTAGATCAGAAAACGACTTAAATAAACAAATCATAATTTTAAATCAAACCATTGTCCAAGATGCGCAGTATTCTATAATCATAGACAACGCTCTTCCAAGATTAGAACTTCCTTGGATTGGACAGACAAAATAATACAATATGGCAAGAAAACCAAATCCCAGAAGAGTCGAAGTACTCAATGAAAAGGACGAATTGGAAAAACTTATTAACAGTGATGAAAATCTAGCAAGCTCATTAAAACTTGCTGAAAGCATTTTACCCGAACGACCTACCGTAGGATTTTTAAACTACATGGCAGTCAAAGAAGTCGCAGATGATGAAGCGGGAAAAATTGTTGCGGCAATTGCTGAATTCTATTTGGACCGAGACATCATATCTGAAATTGCATACATCCGAGAAAAAAATACAGTTGATAAACTAACCGTATCAAGTTTGCTGTTTCAAATGAAAACCGCAGAGCACGCTATTATCAAATTGCTTGAAGAAATTGATAACGGCGGAGTACATCCTCGAGCATTTGAAGTTCTTTCTTCATTACAACGTGCTAAAATGGATATAGTCAAACACATGGCGCAATTCATGGTAATTATGGAAAACAATTATAAGTCCCTAAAAGAAGACTATCGAATCAAAAAAGCAGAAAGTCCGCAGGAACTGAAAAGTAGTGACTATGAAATTGAAGACAATACTGGTAATCAGATCCGAGGAACCCGAAAACTAATTGAAACACTGCGCCAAGCAATCCCAGAACACAAAGCAGACGGTGCAATCAAAAAAGATATAGAAGATGTCGAGTAGAGGTAAGGTCTGGTCAACCAAAAAGATTAATGAAGAAATTGCAAAAATAGAGCAAGGCGGACAGGCTGATTACTCACCTTTTGCTGACGGTAAAATAGATTACCGAGCACCTGATATTGTTTTCGATTATACTGATGAGGAACTACAAGAAATTGCAAAATGCGCAGATGACGTAGTTTATTTTGGAGAGAACTATTGTTATTCAATGACGGACGAAGGTATTTCTCGAATTAAACTTAGAGGGTACCAGAAAAAAATGTTACGAGATTTCCAAGACAATCGCTTCAACGTTATGGTTGCAAGCCGTCAGATTGGGAAGTGTGCTTCTTATTCAACTAAAATAAAGGTGAAATTTCCGGAGCAAGAAGTTAAAGAAATTTCATTAGGAAACCTTTATTTTATAATACTGAAAAAGGAACGCAAATTAACATTTGCTGAAAAAATAAAATGGCGTCTTTGGAAAATTTATGATTGGCTGGATTGATTTGTCAAAAAGCAAGATTCATCTTTAAATATATACTATAAAAAATAGTATAAATATGAAATGTTTAATCTGTGAAACAGCAGTTAAAGGCACAGGAACAAAATATTGTTCAACCGTTTGCAAAGAAAAAGCCCAAGAATTAAAAAAACAAAAGGCACTAATTAAAAAATCAAACAGCCTCGATGGAATAGAAGGAATTGATTATATTACTTGTAAATGGTGCAACTATAAAGCAAAAAGAATATACGGAACTCATATTAAAAATCACCATACAGATAAAACTATTAAAGATTATCACTCAGAATTTCCAAATGCTGCAGTCGCCTGTCTTTCTGACAAAAAAAGCACGTCCAAGAATTCAGGAATTCATATGAAGGATGAGAAGTATCGAACTTTGATGAGTAAAAAATTTAAAGGAGTGAATAATCCAAACCATAAATCAAAAACATCCGAAGAATATCGAAAAACATTATCACCATTTTCAAAAAGTTTTAAAGGGTATTCAAATATTGAAGACAAAGAAAAAGCTGTTTCCGTATTCGCCAAACAAGCACTCTCTAATCGCTTAACAGAAACTAATTTTGAATATTGGAAAAATAAATATGAAGATATAGAAACCGCAATAGAAAAATATAAAGAAAGACAAAGAACATTTACGATTGATAAGTGTATCAAAAAATATGGGGAGGAAAAAGGAATAAAGATTTGGCAAAAAAGAAATAAAGAATGGGGCGAAAAAATAAATGATATGTACAAAAATGGAGATTTTGTTAAATTCTCTAAAAATAATTATTCGGATTTAGAATTAGAATTTATTCAAAAAATAGTAGATAATTTAAAATGCAAAAATAAGTATTACAGCGCACTAAACGGGAAGCAGTTTTTTAGATATTTTCCAAGTCAAAAAATAACACATTCTTATGATTTTGTTATCAATAACAAAATAATAGAATTCCACGGTGACTATTGGCATTGTAATCCAAATACTTATGAATCAGCATACATACATAAAGTAATAGGCACAACAGCAAAAGATATATGGGAATCTGATAAAAATAAAAAATCTCTAATTGAACAAGAAGGTTTTTTAGTTATGGTGATATGGGAATCAGAGTATAAATCAAATCCAATAAAAACAATAGAAAAATGTATAAACTTTATATATGATAAAAAAGATACTTAAAATAGCGATTATAAAAACTATTCAATTAATTGAACGGTTTGAGTATCGCCATTTGCAATTAAACCAATTCGACCCATCTAAAAAAATTATCAATACGGTTGGTATAAATACAGACATACAAGTAATGTCGGACACGGGTTGGGTTGGCGTTAGTGATATCCATATAACTCAGCCATTTACAGAATGGACGATTGAAACAGATACTGGTAAAAAAATATATGCTGCTGACCAACATATTATTTTTACTGATAAATTACAACAAATTTTTATTGACAATTTGGAAATAGGTGATTATATCTATACACAAGATGGCGCTGAGCGAGTAATTAAAATAATAAAAAGTAGTAACAATTATTCGATGTTTGATTTGACAGTCAACCATCCAAACCATCGCTTTTATACAAATGGCATTCTTTCACATAATACTGTAACAAGTAGTATATTTATTGCTTGGTATATTTGCTTTCACTTTGATAGAAATGCTATGGTTGTTGCAAATAAATTAGCAACAACTACTGAGATTGTAGATAAAATCAAAACCGTGTTAAAGAATTTGCCGTTCTTTATGCGGCCGGGTATCGTTACAAATGCTGTAACTACTATGAAATTCGATAACGGTAATCGTCTTTATTCTCAGGCAACAACAAAAACTGCAGCAATCGGCTTTACGATTCACTTGTTGTATGCGGATGAGTTTGCGCATATCCACCCCAACTTTTTGGAATCTTTTTATCGTTCAATTTATCCAACACTTTCTTCGTCAACGATATCTAGGATGATTATCTCATCCACGCCCAATGGGATGAATCTTTTTTATAATATCTACCAAGGTGCTTTAACTAAGTCAAACGCATTTAATGCTATTAGGGTCGATTGGTGGGAAGTTCCTGGCAGAGACGAAGAATGGAAAAAAAGAGAAATTGCTAACTTAGGAAATGAAGAACTTTTTAATCAAGAATATGGAAATCAATTCTTAGCCTCTTCAAGGTTATTGCTTTCAAGTCAAACATTGCAACTTCTGAATAAAGTTTGCAAGCCATATAAGTGGGTCGAGATTGATGACTTTTTAGATTTTCCAGATTTAGGTACACATTTAAAATGGCACCCAGACTATGACCCAACGAGAAGAGATGCAGAGAATGACCAAATTGTTTTTGTTTTAGATTTAGGTGATGGTGTTGGCCGCGACTATTCAGTTATCAATATTTTTAAAATGGAGCCGCAATCTCTTGTTGGTATTCGTGGAACCAGGGATTGGAATGATGAATCCAGTTTCTTCCGACTTCGACAGGTTGGTATATTTCAGTCAAACAGTACTTCGGTTGATGAAGTTGCTAAAGTATTAGAGATATTAGTTTACAGCATATTTCACCATGAGAATTGTTCGGTAGTTTTGGAGATTAACTTTAAAGGTAATATAATTGTTGAAAAGCTGTCAAAAAATAGAAACTACTATCCGGAGTTATTTTTACATACAAAGCACAGTATTGCAAATGACACAATGAAGATAGGTGTTAAACTACAAAAGGATAATAAAGAATCGTATTCCAGAGAACTAAGAAGTTTAATTCAACAAAAAAGAATTATTATTACTGAAAAGAAAACTGTTGATGAACTAACGGCATTTGGACTAAATTCCCAAGGTCGCTATGAATCACAAACCGGTCACGATGATATTGCAATGACTTGTGTGGATTTAGTTCCTTTTTTCTCATCTACTGATTTTTACGAAATGGTAGAGAATATATATGATACAGTCGAACCTACAATTAAAAATGTGATTATGCGAAAAGTAAATGAAGACGTTCAGAATACTGATGACCTAATGAGCATTTATCGAATAATTAAGGATATGTAAATTTCAGTTTTTTGTGTTTTTGTTCTGAATATATAAAACATAGAAATACTATAAAGACTAAAATAAATATTAAAACGAATGGCAAAAATTACATTGGATCTTAACAGGTTCAAAGCTTCAGGTGTCTACACCATTGAATTTGATGCTTCAGAGAGACTAGTTATTTCAACTCAAACAATTCGTTTGGTTGTTGGTTTTTCTCGTATCGGACCATTCAATGCGCCAGTATTTTTAAGAGATACCGCAACAGCTCGCCGAATCTTTGGACGAATCGACTCGATATTAGAGGCTCGTGGTTCTTTCTTTCATCGCTCAATTGAGACTTGTTTAACAGCAGGTCCAATATTTGCATTGAATCTATTACCATTAAATAACGTACCTGTAAATGAAGGTGGGGATGCGGTTGATTATCGCTCGATTGCTTTAGCAGCAGATGAAGAAAACGGAGATGTGACCCGTGCTTTATATTCTTCTTTTTATAACAAAGAAAGATTTTGGTTCCCGGATACTGATTATCTGCAAGCAACTGTAGATAGCAAACCAACAAACCGTGGTCGCTTGTTCAATGTTGTAAATTTAGGACAACAAGTTGCAAGCTTTATTGTCCGTAAATCGAGTGTTGTAACACAGTACAACATTACGGCCGAGGAATACTATGGCGCAGATGAAATCCCGCCTTATGTAAACCCGCAAGACTACCTGTCTGACTATTTTGTTGACTTATATCTTGTAAAAGGTGATTGGACAAATCTACCTCTTCTTTCACAAGACCCAACTTACAGCAAGTATTTTGACTTGCGTGGTATTAAAGCAGACCGTTTAGATCAATTTGTTTCTTTGGACGGTATTACGCTTTTAGGTTCTTTCACTGGTTGTATTATTCCTAACTTTATTGATAATAACGGTTCAAACCAATCTATTGATACAATCGTAAATGCCAATGTTGCTGTTACTGGATTTTTCTTAAACATCAACGAAGATGCGTTGAGCGATTATGAGAACAGCGTATATAAAGTAGATATGGTAGGAAATACTCTTATCAATACAACTGATGATACAATTGATTTTCTTTCTTACAATACACCAATTAAAAACGTTCTATCGCATACTGGACAGGATTCAGATTTCTTAAATCAAGATTTAGTTCAAAAAACTTATGACCCGGCAAGTGGTTCTGTTGCACCTTATATAAAGTCCGTGGCATACAGTGGTGTTAGTGGAAAATTCTGTAACGTTTTAGCAATTCCAAAACCAATCCCAAGTGATGTAACATTTACACCTGCACAATGGGAAGCTTTGTTAAATGGATTTAACAGAAATTCTTTAGTTGTAACGTACGGTGCGTTAGCTGCCAATAGCGGCATTAACGGTTCAGCAACACCATTTGATTTTGTTAAAGTCGAAAACGTAATTGATACTGGTTCTGAGATACTTTTACAACTTTCTTCTCCTAACCACACAGATACAAATTACGAAAACGGTTTTTCTGCACCAGAATCAAATTACATTGAAGAAACTGTTGCTGCATTAGTTCCAACATTAGCAAATACTATCGAGGTTGTTAATTTTAACAACTTAACACCAACAAATGGTGATATTATACTAATTGAAGCTGCTGGGTACAGTAAATATTTCCAAATTTCAAGTGCTGTAATTACGGCAACAACAACAATTACCGTAACAGCACCTACAGCAGACCCTGTATTTTTCTTTGAAAAATGGTGTGTTAGTGGATTCCCGGCCGACGAATTTTTAGCATATGTTCAGCCTGGGTCTATCAAGGTTACATTATTTACACCAACTGCACCCGCAGCACCATATCTGGTTCCAGACTTGCAAACTGCTGGTGGTGCGATTAGTAATACTTTTGGATATATTTTAAATCCAAGTGCACAAATCAACAGCGTTGACGGTCTCGGCCAAACAGTAGTAAAATCGTCTGAAAACACGGTAGTTCTTTATGACGAGTCGGTTGTTCCAGCAGTACTTATTGCTGGTGTGCACCATATCCAAGATGGTACAGGTGCTGCCTTTGTTTTAGATTCTAGTAATATTGCTGATTTTAGAAAGGTGAGAATCGTAGACGCTGCGGATAACAATCCGCTCAACGGTTTATCATTGGGTGGGTTAGTTAGAGTAGAATTACCAGGCGGAACAATTTTCAGAGGTGAAGTTTTAGATAACACAGCAGGTATTTTAGCAGGATTTAATCTTGAAAATTCTGATATTACAAAACTTGCTTATGTTGAAGCATATCCTGGTGCAAAATTGAGTACAAATATTAAAGGAAGTATCGTAGTTGATGGCGACCGTGTTAAATATGGCACAGGTGGTTCACAATTTAATTACTTAAATGTTGATTTACAATGGGGTAAAGCCGGATATCAATACTCTAAAGTAGCATACGGATTAAATGGTGCTCGAGTTCGCCAATATTCAGATACACAATTGTTAACTCGTGCCAACGCAACTTATGCTTCTTTGGATAATACATACATTGACTCTACTCAACAAACTGGCGCTGTCGGTGAAACTGTATTTGCAGTTTATTCTTCTACAGCAAAGAATATTAGTTCAAATATTTCTATCGAAAGTCCTGGTTTATTTGCAGGTGGCAAAAAATTCAAATTAAATTCAACAAATGCTGCATTATTGGAAGTTGGTGACTTTGTTGTAAACAACGATGCCAATAATCCAAAATTAACGAGAATTACTGCTAAAGTGAAAAAGTTCGATCCCGCAACAGGTGTTCCTTATTTTGAATATACAGCAATTCAAATCCCAGGAATTACTTCTTTAAGCGGAATTGACTATATTACTAAATTTACGCCAATTCAGAAATTTGTTGACCGTTTCCAATTTACATCTCTTTCAGGATTCAAGATGACTGAATTCCATATGCCAGGCACACCTGCGCAGTTGGAGAAAATCTTGAGTGTAATTGAAACCACAAATGTTGGTGTAACTTTACAATCAAAGGATATTATTCAATACCGTTATGTTATTGACACGTTCAATGGTGGATTGGAACCTGGTATGGGTCCTAAACAATACTTGAGTCGTCTTGCAAAAAATAGAATGCAATGTATGGCAATCTTGAATGCGCCTTCAATGGCTGAATTCCAAGCAAGTACTGACCCACGTTTTACTGAATTGCCGGATGCTGCAACTGGAAATCCAAAACCTGTATTAAATACCGAATATATCTCAACGGGTGGTAATCTTTCATTAGGACCTTCTTATACTTGGAGTTTACCCGATGAAGAAAATGGTGCTAAATTTATTGGTGTATTTACGCCGAACATCATTCTTCGTGAAGACGGTAAGAATAAAAGTATTCCACCAGCTGCTCACGTTTCAAACAACTTTGTCCGTAAATTTATCAACGGAGAACCGTATGCAATCGTGGCAGGTCCAAGACGAGGTGTTATATCGGATGCAAAATATAATGGTCTAGAATACGACTTCTTATTGCGTGACCGTGAATTTTTGGAGCCAATTGGATTGAATCCAATCACTGTTGTTAAAAATGTTGGACCAATGATTTATGCAAACCAAACTGGTTACCAAAGAACAATTTCTGCATTCAATAATCTACACGTCCGTGACTTGTTGATAACAATTGAAGATGCGGTAATTGATATTCTTCAAAACTACTTGTTTGAATTTAACGATGCTACAACTCGTCTTCAAATCCGAACAATTGTTGAAACTTACTTGGATGGTGTTCGAAACGGTCAAGGCATCTATGCTTATTCTGTAATTATGGATGAGACTAATAACACTGCTGAAATCATTGACCAAAACTTTGGTATTCTTGATATTGGAGTCGAACCAGCAAGAGGTTTACAAAAATTTATCAACCGTATTACAGTTCTCAAAACCGGCGCAATCGCTTCAGGTGGTTTTGCCGCTGTTTAAATTGATATATACTAAAAAAATAAAAATAAATTATGGCAGGTTTACCACACTATAGAAATTCCAAGGCGGCGATGAATCGCTACGAACCTATATATAATGCTCAATTTGAGATTCAGTTAACCCCTCCACCTTCTGTTTCAGCATGGACATTAGTTATGGAGCAAGTTTTAAAGGTCGATGGTATCGAGACCAACAAACAACCAGCTGTTCTTGAGCAAAAATACAAATCCGCAAAGCGTTCCTTTGCAGGCGGTATGGTTGATGATACAACAAATGATGTTGCAATTGACTTCGAGGTTAACTTGGATGATGCTAACTCAATGTATGTCTATAAAGCACTTCGTCAGTGGACGGATTTAATTTACGATCCATTGACAGGTCGTATGGGTCTAAAGCGTGACTACGTGGGTGGTCCAATGATTATCAACTTCTTTAACAAAAACGGTGATATTTTCCGCCAAGTTAAATATCCAATTTGTTTTCCTACTTCACCGCTACCCAAAATTGAAACTGACTACAACAATAATGACATTTACCGTATCGGAGGGTTTGTTTTCCGTTGTGACTACTTTGAAGAAACAATTCTATAATTTTTGTAATCATTTTGCATATTTTTTCAAAAAGCTATCAGTAATGGTAGCTTTTTTTAATTTAAATGGCTACTTAGAATTGGCTTTGATATATATACTAAATAAATATTTTTTAACTCAAAAAAACGTAATATGCAAAACGAACAAAATTTAGACTCTGAAAGTTTAAGAGACCAAATTGAAAAAGAAGCACAAATGCTTGTAGGTAACGAACCTCTACAAGCAAAACAGCCTGAAGTCGCTAAGGTAACTTCACTAGGAACAGCAGAAAAATTTAAAGTCCACGATGTTGATGACCCAATAGCATCTGAACTTGGATGGAAAAACGTTCCAATTGAATATCTACCGTCTCAGGGTTTATTTTATGAATCCGGAACACAAGTGGCAATTCGTGCCGCAACTGTTGCTGAAATTCGTCACTGGTCAACGATTGACGAGAACGACTTAATAGGCGTAGATGATATGCTTAATTTTATTATTGAAAAATGTTGCAAAATTAAAATACCAGGACGTGCTGCATCATTTAAAGACTTAAAAGAGATTGACCGCTTTTATTTAATTTTTGCCATCAGAGATTATACTTTCAAAAATGGGGAGAATAAACTTTATGTAAATGCAACTGATGCCGATGGCGTTACTGAGAAAATAGAAGTAACTAAAGATGTGATTGATTACTTCAACCCAGATGAAAGGATGATGAAGTATTTTAGCCACGAAGACCATTGTTTCAAACTCGAAATGAAAAATGGGGAAAAATTTAATATGTATTTCCCAGGTTTAGGTGTAATGGCGTTTATTAAAAACTACATCAAAACCAAACAACAACAAGGTCAAAACTTCGATAAGGCCTTTATTAAATATGCACCGTTCTTGTTTAATGACTGGCGTTCTTTAACTCAGGCCGCGTACGATAAAGCTGTTCAAGATTCTTATAGTTGGTCAGTTACTCGTATTTCAGCGTTGGACAAATTAGTGGAAATCTTATCGGCTTCGGTAAACCCACAAGTGAAGTACGTATCACCAAGCGGTGCGGAGGTCACCGCGCCTCTTAACTTTCAAGGAGGAATCAAATCTATTTTCCTTATTTCAGATATCTTTGGAGAGTTGGTTTGAAGTTGAATTTCTTCTTCTCAAACTTTTACGTCTGCAGCCTAGTGAACTTGACCGAATAGAATTTTATCGTGCCGAATTCTTAATGGAGAATCTAAAAGATTGGAATGAAAAAGAACAAAAACAACGTAAAAAAGAAGAAGATGAGCAATCGTCTTCGATGGGCGGTTACGATATGGGTTCAATGCAACGTAATGCCAATCAAATGATGAAAAGCGCTGCGCCGACTATGCCTTCAATGCCGAATATGGGTTCATTCAAATTTTAATCAATTAGGGGCTTCATTGGAGCCCCTTTTTTGATATATAGATAAAATAATCACCATACATTAAATGTCAAATACCGACAGGGTAGTACATAAGCTCGACCAATTATTGAATGTAAATCTAAGAATGGAAAAAATCTTAGAAAAGAAGGACAAAGGCGGCGACAAAGGCGGCGACGAGAAAAAAGAGAAAGGCGGCGATGAAAAAGACATTAAAGCAATATCAGCTTTATCTTCATCAATGGTTGAACTGATTAAAGTTCTGTCAAAAGCAAAGTTACCTGACCCCAGTAAAGGTAAACAATTAGCTGCATTTGTAGTAAATTTTGCTACTGGAATCGAGGACGCAATCAAAAAAATTGATGAGAAAAAAACAAAAGAGTTTACAAAACTACTAGAAGTGATGTTGAAAGGCGCATCTAAGTTTGTTATACAAATGGCGCTTGTTGCAGTCCTTACCCCGATTGCAATGATAGGAATTGCCGGGTTTGGATACGGTATGGTAATACTAACAAAAATACTCGAAAAGGCTAGTGATGTAAAGAAAAAAACATTTGACGGCATTAAATCTTTAATGAGCGTGGCAAGCGGGGTTGCATTATTTATGTTAGTTATGGTGGGTATATCCTTTGTAGCGTCAAAGGTGGCATTTGGATTTTTAGTATTTTTTATGGTTATTCAAGGATTGGCAATCACATTAAGAATAGCAAGTATGCTGGCAGGTGGCGGATTCGGCCTTATGGATAAAGGTCCTCTTAGTTCATTAGCTAAATTGGCACGTGGGATAGCTCTTTTCACGCTTACATTGGTTCTTATCGCTTTAGCAGCGCCTATAGTTGCTGTGGGTTTTTTGGTTTTCGCCTTAGTAATTATGGGACTTGCCGTTGTTTTAAGAATAGTTTCGGTTATCGCAAGTGGGGGTTTCAATCCTACGGATAAAGGGCCGCTTGGCGATTTGTCCAGGTTAGGTATAGGTATCGCTATGTTTGTAGTGACATTAGTGTTAGTTTCGTTTGTTAAAGCAGCGTTTATAATTGGCGCACTATTGGTGATGCTCGCAATCGCCGCCTTTGGTTTAATACTTGTAGGATTGTCAAAAATGCTTAAAACAGGCGATAAACCACTCAGTACGAAAGGCCAATTTGATGCAAAAGACGCAGTCACTGATACTAAATCTACTGGCCCGCTTGCTGATATTCTTAAAATGAGTAAAGCTTTATTTATCTTTGCTTTAACTGCGGTTGCAGTTGGGTTTTTCATAAGGGAATTTGCTATGGGTGCATTAGGATTGGTCTTGGCAATGTTAGCTGTTGGGCTTGTTGTGGATAAAGTATATGGCTCAGGTAAAATTTTACAAGGCTCATCTAATTTAAGACACGTGTCCTTTTCGTTAGGCATTTTCGTGGGCGCTTTGGCATTATATGCATTATTAGTGATGCCAAAACTTACATGGGATGGTATCGGAATGCTTGGTGCTGTTATTGGTGTTATGGGTCTCGTCGGAACGGTATTAGGTATGAAACCTATTGATAAATACGTCAAAGCCGGCGCGGCATCTTTAATTTTATTAGGCGGGGCTTTAGTAGTATTTTCGTTTGGTTTATCAATATATGCACAGCACGCGGACAAACTCGATTGGAATAAAATTGGAATGTTAGGTGCTGTTATTGTCGGCATGGGCGTGGCGGCAGGTATAATTGGTGCTATCGAAATGAGCAGTGGTGTTTTTCCAATAACTGTAGGTTCTGCTGTAATGATAGTAATGGGTATTGCTTTAATAACATTTGCAACAGGTATTTCAATATATGCACAACACGCTGATAAACTTAGTTGGGAAAAAATTGGAATGCTAGGTGGAATTATTACTACGCTTGCGGTAGCGGGCGGCGCAATTGGTTTAGTGGCGCCATTAGTAGGATTAGGGGCTGGAGTACTTATTCTTTTAGGATTAGCGTTAATTCCACTCGCCCGAGGTTTATCAATATTTGCAAAAGCGGACTGGACGGATACGGATAGTGAAGGTTTAAAGCACGCCCTACATAGTATTATTTTAGGTATGTTTGGATATGAAAAAATGAGTGATATTGGAATACAAGCTGCGGTGTGGATTCCGTCCCTCATTGGATTTTTATTAGGAACATCAGCCGCTTTTGTGGTAGCATCTAAAGCAATGCTTCCCCTTTCTAAAGCCCTTAAAATATTCAAAAGTGCTAATTGGACTATGGCTGACAGCATAAATCTTCAATTTGCTCTATCGAGTATTGCAAATGCGTTTGCTAAAATTGCGGAAGGCGATAATTGGCATAGAACAATGCTTGGTATCTATGGTATGCGAGATGTCGGTGGAACTCTTATTTCACTCGCCGCTGGTATTCAAGCAATGGCAAATATGACATTCACCGAATATGAATGGGATGAAACAACTAAAAAATTAGAACCAAAACGTAAAGTTAAACTCACTAAAGACGATGTTAAACTAGCTGGCGATAATGCATCATATGTAATCAGCGTGTTGGCTGAACCTCTTGCTCGATTCGGTGCATTCGTGAGTGGTAAAGCGTCATTTATGGTTAACGGAGTGCCTCTTGCTAGTGACTTTATGAGTGTAATTATGGGTATTTCTGCATTGGGTGGTTTAGGTAAATCTTTGAGTAGCTTGTCAGAGGGTGTTCAAGCATGGGCATCAATGAGCTATTGGGAATACGATTTAGTATTTAACCCTCAAACTGGTATGAAAGAACTAAAACCAAGCAAGAAAAGAAAAATCACCCCAGCAGAAATTAAAGAAGCAGTTACTAATATAGCAACTGTGATGACGGCAATGATTGTTCCAGTTTCGGCGTTTGGGATAATGATGGCGGGCGGCAACTTAGCAGGCGGACCGCTTGCTATGTTAGGAATCACAAAAAACCCAATTGAAAAGGGTATCGCTGGTTTAGGAAATTTAGGAAAAAGTATTATATCTCTTGCAGATGGCGTTAGAGATTGGGCAACCATGTCTTATTGGGAATATGATTTGCAACTTAACCCAAAAACTGGAATGAGTGAACTTTTACCGAGTAAGAAAAGAAAACTCACAAAGGCTGAAATTGAAGAAGCAATTACTAATATAGCCACTGTGATGACGGCAATGATTGTTCCAGTGGCGGCATTCGGAACGTTAATGGCCGGAGGAAACTTAGCAGGCGGGCCGCTTGCTATGTTAGGAATTGGAAAAAATCCAATCGAACAAGGTATTGCAGGAATTGGTAATATAGGAAAATCAATAGCATCTCTTGCCGACGGGGTTCTTAAATTTGCAAGAATGCAATTTGTAGAATGGGAGGTAAAAAATGTTAATGGTAAAAATGAATTAGTTCCTAAAGGAATCGTAAAAGTTGATGAATCTGTAATCAATACTGCAATAGACAATATAGGTCTTGTTCTTTCTGCAGGTGCTCGTGCTGTGATAAATTTTGAAAAGGAGATAATTAGCGGTGGGATGTTTGGAGGATTTTACACTACGCTGGGTAAAGTAAATGATATGACAAATTCATTTGGCAAGGTGTATGACGTGATTCGTAAGATTTTTTCCGACGGAAAGGCTCTTGGTGTTGTAATGGGTAATTTTAAATACTTTTTTGAAAAATTATTTGAACCCTTACAGATTGAAAAAACGATGCAACTGTTAGCGTTTAATACTCAATTTGAACGTTACATCAATAACACATTAAGTCTTTCACAAAACTATACAAAACTTGATTTAACGTTGAGTCCACTTCTTGTACTGAAATACGATAATTTTACAAAAATAACTGAACGATTGGCTAACATTGCCACGCCATTTGAGAAATTTGTCAAATCATTTGGTGAGATGGCAAAGCATATGGGTGTATTTGCAATCAACTTTAAAGTGATGGATGTTAAAGGAATCAGTGCATTCAAGGATTGGACAGAATCTATGGTTCAAATATCTAAAGTTGATATTGGTAAAAGTGAAGGCATTGTTAAGTTCATCAATGACTCAGTAAGCGCAGCATTTGGTGGAGGAAAAAGTACAGCAGTGGGCGATAAAAAACCGCAAGAATACTCAGAAGCTGATAAACGTAGTCAAACAGAATCAATGATGCAGCCTGGCGGTTCTGCACAGTCGCAACAGCAACAGCAACCAGCTCAGATTGATACTGAAGCAATCATTTCTGCAATCCAACAAGGTTTCTCGAGTATCACCGTTGACAGTATGACAGTATTAAAAATGAAAACTGGCAGATAGAAAAAGAATATATACTAAAAATAAATTACTAAATATGCCAAAGATGATAAAATTTGAACAGTGGAGACAAATGTACAGTCAAACAAGTATGTTGCCTGAAGAAGTCGACCCGAATGTTTCCGGGGACACCACTGCTGATATGGCAGAATTAATTGCTAAATTGGATGACCTTCAAGCAGAAAGAAGAAAACTTATGAAGGACTCACATAAACTTGAAGCTCAACTTCTGGACATTGACATAAAACTAACAAAAAATGACATTGAAAAACTAGAACTTGAAGAACGAAGAGGAAAAATCAAAAAGGCAATTGAAATTTCAAAAGAAACACGTAAGGAAGGTAAAATCAGAAATGAAGATGGCGAAGATATAGATACAGAAGATTCAGAAATTGAATCCGAAAAAACACCCAAAGAAAATGAAAAAGAAAAACAAAAAAACCCCAAAATTTAACGAGTTCGAA